ACAAATTGATTAAAACTACGATGTTTATCTTCTAGTTCACCTTCCAACGGTGCTACACGTTGAAATGCCGTTTCTAACTGTGCCATATTGTTGAACTCCATCATGATATGCCACTCGGGAATATCCATACTACGAAATCCCATTTTACATCTAGTAATTCTATAACTTACCATCTTGTCTTCGTCGACTAAATGGTCAAGAAAAGATTTCATGTTATTGACCCATTCTAAGTCACTGATATCGCCCTGCTTGTCTGCCCATACGTGATAGATATCCATTATGATTGCTCCGCCCATGCACGTTCAGAACACCAAAAACATTTCTTACATACAGGCACATACTGCCCCGGAGTGTATGTCTTGTATGTGATATCATCAAACTCGCCCTCGCAACTACGAGTGATATCAAACAAACTTAAAATGTCTAATTTCTTATACTGTTTGTATACCCAACTCTTATCAATAAATCTAAATGGATGCGAACTTAGTTTACCCATATGAGTTGTAATCATCTTACTTAGATTGTCTGGCGTAGACTCTATATCACGAGTTGACATTGCACCTTCAATTTCAATATCAGGATTGTGTGTTACAGCATTAAAATAAGCATCTAAATTTTCTTTGTGACCGATATATTCAGCAAATGCTCTAATCTCAATAATATCACCACTATTCAACTTACCGTACTCATCTACAATAGTAGGGCCTTTAGTCCCCCATTCAAAGTCAGGAGGTAGAAAGTTTTCATGCCTTACAAACCGTATGTTTTTAAATTTGGCTAAAAGCGCAGTATATACATCCAAACTGTTGTGACGTTGCCAAGGGCGTGTTTTCCAGCACCGTACATGTGTAATAACATGAACAGTAATATCATAATTGTTCGTTTGAATTAACTCGCATAATAAGTAAGCAAGTAGGGCAGAATCTGCGCCACCGCTTACACTGATACCAATATTTTTCCAATTTTTATCAAGTGGAAAATAAACGCCGTCAACTTCGTGCAAAATATTAGTGTAGGGTGTTAAGTCGTACAACTGTTTTATATTCATATAGGTATTTAAATGTTAAAAAAATTAGACCAAGCATTTCCGATAGACCCAATTATTGAACAAGTTAATGCATTGCCATATTTTGAACGTTACATTCAATTAAACGAAACGGACAAAGGTCGCTTGTTTAACGGGCCATATAAAATCAAATCTGAATTTATAGGCACCCCGCTGGGTAATGTACTAACAGCATTGGGAAATGTAGGTGAGGCGCGGTTACTCAAACTTAAACCTGAAGAAAGTTATATGGCACACTGCGATCCGGATGATCGCTTACACATGAGCATTGTAACCAATGAATACACTAGAATTATAGACTTAGAAGAAAATCAGATGTATCACTTGCCGGTAGATGGAACTGTGTGGTTAATGAATACCGGTAACGTACATGTTGCTAGTAACTTTGGATCACACGAGCGTATTCATTTAAACATCAGAGTACTATTGCCAGATATTACAGACGGATGGGTTCGCGTTATCCTAGAAGGCGGCGACTACGATTGGAAACACATTATTCAAATCTCTATTACACGTTGGATGAATCGTGCCCTTAAAGAAGGCAAAATGACCGGCATTAGAAAAATAACTGATAGAGAAGTATTAGTAAATACTCGAGACCAAGCGGCTATGGATGAACTTATTCGTGTAGGAGAACAAGCAGGGTTTACTGTTAAGACGTCAACTGTCTAAGTTTTGTCTTTCTAAGAATTGATCACCGGGGCGAGATATCTCTACACTCTGTCCACAAATCCTAGCGCACATTATTAACTTCTTAGTGGTCCAGTAAGTTTCCCAAACAGATTGCCACGCATCTGAATCAATTACATTTTTAACACCAACTGTTACTGCACTAGTGTCTCCTAAATCAGCAACTAATTCTGAATGTTGACGTTTTATTTCATAACGCAGTGATTCATTTACGTTGTCATAGTCGTATTGTGTATAGGGTATACTAGCAAGCCAACAGCAAGGCATAATGTTCTTGTAAGCGTCTATGTAGATTTCTTTATCGTTTTGCACTTTACATTTGATTTCCAACGGCATTACTGTTGTTTTGTAATTGTTGATCATTTCTTTGCTGATAAAATGCATCTTGTTATCAGCGGGTGGTTCAATGTAATGCGTAGTGTCCCCTGCTTTGTTAATGACTCTATACTTGGGTTCGCCTAAAAATCTACTAGAGTTCTTAAGTGTGAATACTGTAAAGTTTAGTTCCTTAGCAATACGGCGTGCTTCTTGTTCTTGGTGCTCGTTATGTTTGAACTTAATAAATGCCCACTCTGCTCTACCACCTGCATTAATAAATGCTTGAGCATTTTGAATAACTTTGTTGTAGTTAACTCCGACTCTATACAGCGATAGAGTATCTTCTAAACCATCCAGTCCAAATACTACCATGTGGTTTTGCGGCAGACTTCGAGCAAGTTCTTCCCACCATGCGGTATTACGTAGACCACCGTTGGTATGTATACTAATAACTAAATGTGGATTTTGTGGGGCAATCCATTTAATCATTTCTAAAAAATCATTGTTTAATAACGGATCACCAAAATTACCACAAAAATAAATGCCCTGTACTTGTGCAACTACTTCGGGTGTAAAAATATCTTGGAAATCTTTAAGTGTCCAATTATTAATCTTTAACAAAGGATTATCTTGCCCACCATGAAAATTCCTAGCACACATTGGACAACTGGCCTGACAGTTGTTAGTAATTTCTAAATGGATTGTACGGAGTTCGTTGAATTTAAACATAGCACAATATTTACTTTTATTTGCCATGGTGATAAAATAAAATAAGTAGTATATGCAGTTTAACAAAGAACCGTTACCAGATTCAAGAGCATACGTGTGGACTCTAGCCAAATATCTTAAATTAGATTTGACTGTTCCTCACGAAGCCATGGCTGCAGAGGCGCAAGCATTACGAGATAAGTTTATTCCATATCGGAATCGAGATAGTTATGAACATCAGGGGTGGTATAGTCTTCCCCTATTTGGATTGAGTTTAGATAAACCTATGAGTTGGGACGCATACGGTTATATCAATGCCAACGAAGCGGCAAAAGACTTTGATTGGACTGAGATTGCAGAGCAGTGTCCTGTTACTGTTAACTGGTTAAAAACACAGTTTCCTAGTAATAGATTAGGTCGTGTAAGATTCATGCTATTAGAGGCTGGCGGCTTTATTGCTCCTCATATAGACAGTCCGCATAGTATACCGGATCCAGTTAATATTGCCTTAACAAATCCAACTGATTGCATTTGGCAATGGGGAGATGGTACAACTCTTGACTTCCCACCAGGATCGGCATATGCTATGAATATTAGTTATGAACACAGCGTATACAATCGTAGTACTGAAGATAGATATCACTTAATAGTGCATCATCATGATTCCACAGAAGAATGGAAACAGTTGATGACTACAGCATTGGAAAAACAAGATGAAGAAGGTTATTTTTATTATAGTCAAGATCTCTACTAAGAGTGAATGGCTGAATAACAAAATGTTACAACTGACCATGACTGGTCAGCAGCACCTCAGCGACAATCATTATCCCATTGTTGTAGTAGATAGTTACGACGATATCGATGCATATCTAGATCAAGCAGAATGGCTGTTTGTAGAAACTGCGGGCGATATTATTATCAACAGAGATCATTTGTGGGATCAGATACAAACATTAACTGACAACATTGGTGTCATGGGTCATTTAATTTGGTATCCCAAAGATTCTGCACCTTACTTGCACGAACAGTGTTTTATAATTAATACTAGAGCATTTAAAAATTACAAGTTAAATTTAACACAATTATGCCATGACACTGGGGTTAACTTTGTTCGCGGAGAAGGAGATATGAATAACGGACATGCGCCGTTAAGTATTGAATTATCTAACGAAGTTGTGTCACGAGATATAAAATTTGGAACACGATTATTAGAGCACGCTCTAACTCAAGGATTTGATGTAGTTAACTTTGATGCACAGTGGAGATATCCCACTTTTCATAAAAACTTTGTTAGCATAGAAGACCTAGTAGAAGATCTAAATTTAGATAAGGATAGATTTAAACTTGCATGTCGTGGTTATTTTTATCCCACAACAGGCTCACACTTGTTCGAAGAATGCCTCAGATCGCTGACGTTATCTCCCGAGTTAGAAGAGACTCAACTGCTTATAATATCTATGCTTCGAAAATTTTTATTATTTGAATATGTTAACATTTGGCAATGGGATAATAATGCTCCCCATATACAAGCAGACACAGTAATCAGTTCTGCTAACGGATTGCTAGGTGAAAATATGGCATTAACTAGTGGCGCTAAAAAAATTATTTTCTACGATGTAAATCCAAATAATATAGAATTTAAAAAAGATTTATACACAAACTGGGATGGCGTAGATTATCAAAAATTTGGAGAGCAATGGGCATTGGATAAAGGCCTTGACATTGAGCCAAGATCATCTAGCGCACAGAGTGGGGCACAGTCGGTAATGGCTGAAAACTTAAAAGTGTTTGATAACTGGGAAAAAATAAAAACATTAGATATAGAATTTCATACGCTAGACTTTTTAGACAGTATTGACTTCCTGTTAGCAGATCGAAAGAATTTCTTTTTACACACAAGTACAATCATGAACTATTTTATTATTACAAATATTATTCATGATCAAAATAAAATAGATGCATTAAGAAAGAAGATTCAAGACTATTGCGAAAAAAATAATGGACATTGGGTTGAAAGTAAATGAGTTATAGATTAGTAGAGTGGAGTCCTGATTTAGACTTATCTGACTTCTATCAAGAAGCAGAGAGACGTGGATTTGAAAATAACTACAATCAGAAAGTTATGTTTGATTGTTTTAAAAATGAAAAATCTTGGAAAGGATGGATGCTAGAGTATCAAGGAAAATATGTAGGAGGCGTTTGCGCTCATAGTTTCGACGATGTTATGGGGCCTAATACTTACAGAATTCTTGCTAGGACTTGTATCTTCACAGACCAAACTCATAATCCTAGATTGCATACTGTAAATAGTTTTATTAATAATCAACAATGTTGTGCCAGTCAATTTTTTATACCAGTTAGTATTGAGTGGGCCGGACAAGGCTCAAGATTATTTGCAACCAGTAATGCTAATGACATGGGAAGTCAACAACGTGTAAATAGATTATGGTTTCCCATGCAAAAAAAGTTGGGTCGATTTAGTCTAGTAAAAACTCAATTCTATAGAGGATGTGAACAAAATATATGGGAATTAGATTTACAAAACTACAAACAAAGTCTCCCCTCTCACTTACAATGGCCATGTGAATTTCCGCAAGAAGATCCAAGGAAAGATTATGTCAAACTTTGATACTGTTACTAATTTTGAAAACAGCATTGCAGGATTTTATAATGCTCCGTTTGTAGTGGCTACAGATTCGTGTACTCATGCTATAGAACTATGTCTAAGATATAAACACGTTAAAACTGCAAGTTGTCCTAAACACACGTATGTGTCTGTGCCTATGACTTTTGAGAAGTTAGGTATTGAATGGAATTTTCGTGATCAAAGTTGGAAGGAATTTTACACAGTGTCTGATAACATTATCGATGCCGCTACACTATGGCAAACTGGAAGTTATATAGATAATACATTCATGTGCATTAGTTTTCAATTTAGAAAGCATCTTGGTCTAGGCCGAGGTGGCGCAATACTATGTAGTAGTCAACAAGATTATACTATATTAAAGAAAATGAGTTACGATGGTAGATTGCCCGATGCTCCGTGGGCTGAACAAAATATAGATATATTAGGATATCATTATTACATGACTCCTGAAACTGCACAGTTAGGATTGGACAAATTAAATGCGGCAATGGAAACTAGACCTAAGATATGGACTGATAGTGACTACCCAGATTTATCAAAAATGAAAGTATTTAAAGATGTTAAGTAAAAACGAATGGAGTCCTTTAAAAAGTGTTATTGTAGGAGTTGCTGATGGTGCAACTATTCCTCCGTTGGACACGAGTTTACGTGTGGTTAATTATGCAGATAAAAAAGACGAAAAGGATATACCACAAGGTCTTTATCCACAACAGGTAATTGATGAGGCCAACGAAGACTTAGAAACATTTTGTAATTTTTTAAAGGGGGAAGGAGTAGAAGTCCTGAGACCAAAGCGCACACCCCATCCTAGTTATTACAATTATTGTCCTAGAGATAGTGTGTTAGTTTATAGAGATATGATACTAGCATCTCCTCAGCCCTTACGTGCAAGACACAAAGAGTATTTGGCTATGCACGAACATTTTGAACCTTTAGAACGACTAGGCGCAAGATATATCGAAGCGCATTTGAATCGCAACAACGAACTATATAATCTAAACTGTCTAGGTGACAAAGACACACTTGCGTTAAATGAGACGCAACCGTGTTTTGATGCCGCAAACATACTACGTGTCAACGATGACTTAATCTATCTTGTTAGCAACAGTGGTAATAAAAAAGGTGCAGAATATCTACAAAGTCTAGTAGGTAATAAACGTGTATGGACATTGGAAGGTGTCTACAGTTACATGCATATTGACAGCACTATTACATTACTAAGAGAAGGATTAATGTTGCTGAATCCTAGTAGAATAAAAAGCGTTGATCAATTACCCAAGCCTTTACAAAATTGGGACGTTGTGTGGGCGCCCGATCCTGGAGAGATTGCACATTATCCGGGTTACTGTAATAGTAGCAAGTGGGTAGCGATGAATATCTTTTCTGTAAATCCTAACCTAGCGGCAATACCAGATCATCAACACGAATTAAGAAAAGAATTAGAGAAGCATAAAATAGAATGTGCAATGCTGCCAGCAAGACAACAACGCACACTAGGTGGCGGATTTCATTGTGTTACTTTGGATTTAATCCGCGAATAATTCCAGTAATTTGTAATGTGTAACGATTGTCTGTGCCTTCATTGTAAGCACCGTGTGTGGTTGCGCCAGACCAACTGATCCAATCTCCGGCACGCCATGTTTCAACGTTGATCCCTTCTAATGTAAATCTATGTCCAGGCTTTTTGTCTTCTAGGAAAACAATAATACGCTGAATAGAATCTATATCTGTAATATCGTTTGATTTACTATAAAATGGATATTTGTCCGAATGCTCAGGTAATGCACACCCGGGATGCATACAATGTACAGCATATACTTTAGAATCTAACCAACTAAAATAATCTTCTAGTTCTAAACTATCAAATACATCATGCAATCCTCGATGTATGTCCATGGTAACTGTTAGATCCTTATATCCAACATCTACAGATTGAAATCCTCTGTAGATATTGTCCTGACTAGCGTAATCGATATTAGATAACTGTTCGCTAGTCCAATGAGGGAAGATTCGACCTCTCATCATTCTTCCCAGACGTAAAGTCCCTTTTTAGGGACTGCAAAGTTAAGATAAGTTTCAATTCTATCTAAATCGTATTGTGTTTTTAAACTTAATAGTTCGTTGGCAAAGTGTAGTTCAACACCTTTATCTAATGCTAGTTTTAATAATTCACTGCGACGAGCAACATCATCTGTTAGACAATAGATACTGCATAGCACAATGCCGTCTGGTTGTTCATTAATATAATACTCTAATCCAGGTTGCCAGTCCATGTGCTCGTTTTCAAATTCGTAACTAGTATAGGCGATTTTGTTCTTAACACAGTATGGCTCAATGATAGCACGTTGCATTGGTAAAGGGATATCTTTACTAAATTTACTATTCCAACCAGCGTAGGTAATAAAACTTTTACCAGTATAGTCTTGTGTTTCTGATACTGAATAATCTCCAGGTAAGCGCATAAAGCCTCCGGGCAATCTACGTCCCCATTCTTCACCTTCGATTAGAATACGCATGTCCATGCTGACACGAGTATAACCTTCATCGTTGTTTACGTTACCGTGAATATGTTCCTGAAAGAACAAGTGACTTTGCCCCGGATCTAATGTCACCGGCCAAGCATGTTTTAAACTTTCTTCTTCAAACTTTTCCATGCTCCACTTTTCAGCAAGCACCTTCTTAGTAATTTCACGACTAACTGCTAGATCCAACATCCACATAGTATTAGTTTTTTCTGCACGAGTAAATGGTGTCCAAATTGTTCTGCAACCGCGACCATTGCCCACAAAGATACCTTGGTGGAAAGCAAGTCTACGACCAACTTTTGCTTGGTTAGGAATAACAACTCGCAGTGTGCCTTGACGTTGAATCATATAACGTCGATTGCCAATTCGTTGTGGCACAATGCTGGCAGCAAACTCGTCAAAACGTTCCATAAAGTCTCTACGGCTACAAGCATTTTGTACATGATTACCAACTCGAACAATTTCTGCAGGAGTTAAAAACTTGTGCATTGTTTCTAATTCTTTAATCTGAGGAGCAACTTCTTGAATTACGCCAAGTGCCCACGCAGGCCAGTTATACTTTTCTAAATCGTAGTCGACAACTTTATTGTCCCAGTGTACTTGTAATTCATTTAACATTTAATTTCTCTCTCCAAATTTCAATAGTCTTATCCAATCCCTCATCTAAACTTACTCGAGGGGTCCATCCCGTTAACTTGGTCAGCAAGTTGTGATTACTGTTTAACCAATAGATTTCTCCAGGTCGATGTAGTTTACGATGCCAGTGGATTTTACCTGTCCAGTTGAGTTTCTTTGCAATCATGTCTGCATAGTCTTTAATCTTAATAGGATTGTCTGGACCGATGGTTAAAATCTTTCCGGTGTTTACTAATGCAGGATTGTTAATAATAGTTGTCCAAGCACTTAACATGTCATCAATAAAAATAAAGTTGCGGTATGGCTCTGCATAACCAAATTCTACTTCATGTGGATTAGTCAACATTTGCATGATAAATTGTTCTGTTACAAAAAAGTCATTATCCTTACGACCGTAACAGTTAGTTTGTCTAATAGCAGTAAATGGTAAATCTAGGCAACGGTGTGCATATTCTAAATATTTTTCAACACCATACTTGGCCACAGCATAAGGTGCATTAGGATTAGGCTGGGTGTTTTCATCATATGCTTCAAATACTTCTGGAACTTTGCCTACTTGTACAATGTCACTGATAGGTTGCCAACCGTAGACTTCCATAGTGCTGGCAAATACAAAGTTCTTAAGTGTGGGAACTTTTGTTGCGGCTTCTATTAAGTTTACACTACCTACATAGTTAATTTGACTAAATGTAGTTTGCTCGTAGAAACTCTTTTCTACTTCTGTACGTGCGGCAAGGTGTACAATAATGTCAGGTTGAAAGTCCAAAACTTCTTTTGTAACTGCATCAAAATCTAGCAAGTCACTCTTTAAAGAATATATCTCGTGTTGCTCTTTTAACAATGGCTCTAAATGTTGACCTATAAAGCCGCTTGTTCCTGTCATTAAAATTTTCATTATTGTTTTCCTATAACCATATACCTAGTGTATAGTGGTAATTCTAACTCTCCGGCCCAAATTACATTGATGCCGCATTGTTGTTTAAATTCTGCCAAACTGTTGGCAATCCTAACATGTTCTTCTATATTGTAATTATTGCTTTGTAAAACTAGAAGGCTGTTATGTGGATGACCACTTAACCATAAATCATATTGGTCTTGTGTTATGTGTTCACAACTGGTATTAATAATAACATCTGCATCACTGCGAATATCGCACATGTCTGCGGTTACTGCACGAAACCTACCACCTGTCTCTTCAATCTTATTCATGTTAACAGCAATAGGTTCGCAAGTAGGATCAATATCAATACTGCGTATGCTAATGATTGGGACATCGCTTTGAAATAGCATACTGGCTAACACGCCAACCCAGCCACCGTGAATATCAATACTAATAAACTTTTTTACATGTGCTCTTAGATTAACTATCAACCATTCTTTACTTTTAAGTTGTCCTGACCAAAAGGCATCCATTGTTCTCTTAGGATCATCGCTTTGCCTAATGGCCTGCATCCAATGGTGTAAATGATCTAGGTCTACTTGCATATTATATTCTTTAACTGTTTAAAGATACTGTAAGGTTTAAGTAAATCTGTTAGCGTGTGCTTCACTCCAATATAATTCATAAAGTCTGCGGCAAATACTTTATGTCCGTCTAATCCCAAATGATCTTTATCTAATGCCTTAGGGTACGACTCTTCATATTCCCCCATGTACAACGGCACAGTATTGTGTTGACCTAATGTTAAGTATCTATAATGTTTTTCGACTGTTAAGTTATATACTGGAATATTTTTTTCAATTAAAATTTTATTAGCATCATCAGCATATAGTTTAGACATAACAATCGTATCATAATATGAATAGAGATGTTCATAAAATGCCATAGATGCTGTATCTTCTGTAAGATTGTTATGTAGGTTACGAATATCCCATGGATTATTAATAATCGAATACCTATTTGGATAAGACCAAGAAATTATAACAACATCGTCCGACTCAAATTTAAATTTGCTAATTGTATACCATATACCTTTATTAGAAGACCCTGGTGCTGATTTATTAACTAATTCCCTATTCATAGTCTGTGCAACTAATTCAGGCCAGCAAAATTTACTAGGCGTTGAGATGTTGGGCCAACAATCAGGTAGGCCAACTCCATAGGCTAATGAACATCCAAATACAACTAATCTACTCATTTTCTTTTCGGTATTTTACTATCTGCACTGCTAACGCAACTAGGAGTAATACACATCTTAGGTGTGTTAAACAATTCGAATCCTTCTGTTAAAGTTCCTAATGGAACATCGTGACAACTATAACTTCTCTTAACTTCATTACTTCGTATTATAACACTTTGATGCCCAGCAGAGCAAGTCCAATCTTTAAATTTATTGAAACCAAATGCATTAAATCTTTCTGCTTGGTCTAAGAGATATTCTGTGTCATTGTTGTCGTACAATGCTATTTGATAAACGTCTTCTCCGTTGGATCTTTGAGGAAATCCTGTCTGCATCTTGTCAATCATTTCTTTGGTATAGCCAGCAACAACATCGCTGGCTGTTGGATCGCTTTGAGGTTTAAGAGTTACATTGATTCCACGTTCATGAAATCGCTCCATGCGAGCATACAATTCATCAAACTTCTCAGGTACCATTACTTGATTGATAGTAACGTGTACTAGTTCGTACATCAACTGTAAACACTTATCGCCAAACTCTTGCTCCTTGGCAAACTCATCGTGGAAACTGGCAGTAATACTTCTACGCTGTAATAGTGCAGTATTGGTACACCAAGTGTTCCACCATTTACTACCGGGACTTAGATTAGTGGTCATGTGTATACTTTGATACTTAGATTCTAATTCGTCTAAATGTTTAACAAGATCATTTAATTGTTTATAAGCAGTGGGTTCACCTCCGCTGAACGACCAATGGAACTGATTGAACCCATTGGCCCGTGCTTGACGCTTGATCTCATCTATGGTGGTTTTATATACTTCAAGAGGTAGGTGATCAATTTTATCACTGCGGGCATATGGCCAACAGTAACTACAATTATAATTACAAAAACGTCCCAGTATCCAACTAACGTTGAATAGGGGACGATCTAGCATAGTGCGTTGTCCGAACTTAACTATTTTTTGAAACGGGATATCTTGAAAAGAACTCATGTAACCACTCAAAATCATTTATTTTACTCAAGGCTTCTATGTCTCCTGCGTTTTGCAGGCCGTACATTTTGCCATCTTCTGCGCCAAGAAATGCCCAGTCAGCAAACGGACGTTTGTCAGCATAGGTGCACCATGTCATAAGGCGTGTTTCTGTTTCTGCATCTACTTGTCCGTCAATTACTTTTGATGCAAGTTTTACACATTCTCTAAATGCGCTTTTCCACGTGTTAAAAGCATCCGTATTGAATAGAGTAATGTTAGATACTTGCTCCATGGCTTTGAACTTTGTACTAATACTAGTAGTCATGTCTGGCTTAGTTACGTCCATGTCAAGAGTTAATTTACGTGGCAGTAACTTGACGCCGCCATATCCATACTCTAAATCATTAATAGGATTACAACTACGCCATACATGCACTACGTCTAAGTCATATTCACTAACTTCGTGATCAAAGTTGAAGTCGTCCATGATTTTTGCATCGCCATCTACTACCCAAAACATTTTAGTAAATGCTTTCTTTGCGGCGGCTATGTGTGCTTGGTGAATACCCTTGACATCTTTAACACGTTTAGCCAATGGAAAACGTTTTTTGAGTCTTTCCCAATTGGCTTCTGCATTAGGTTCTCTGTAACTAATAAAAACAATATCGTACATTAGTGCCACTCCACTTCTGGAAACATTGTAATAGTTTTAATTTCTGTTGTATGGGGGACTTCAGCAATATGAAATACTGCATCTGCAACAATACTTGGATCTAGGGCATCTTCTGCTTTACCGCATGGGTAAGGATTCTGCTCATTCCATAATGTAGTATTGATACCGCCCGGATGAATACTAGATACTTTGATCTTGCGCTCACGCAATTCTTGTCCCAGGGTACTAGCAAAACTAGTTAGGGCGGCTTTACTAGCACAGTATAAACTTTGATTTTGAATGTTGCGCAGGCCTGCTACACTGTTAATAAAAATAATGCGAGAGCCGGCAGTCATAGACTTTAGTGCTTCGCTAGTCACATACATTGTACCCTTGACATTTGTGTCAAGCACAGTGCATATATCAATATACTGCATAGTATCAAACGGTCCGTGATTAAAGGATGCACTGTTATTCACTAACAGATCTATTTGTGTCTTTGATTTACGCATAGATTCAAATGCTGAAAATACTTGACTCATGTTAGCAATGTCGGCTGTATAATGAGTGTAGTTAGTTAACCCCGTAGGCGCGGTTCTTCCTAGTCCAAGTACATGCCATCCTGCATCGATAAATTTCTTTGCAATAGATAATCCTAGCCCTCTACTTGTTCCGGTAATTAAAACTGTCTTCATTGTAATGTTCTCATTCTCTCGCAGGCTTTTGTTATTTCTCTAAATGTTACATCGTTAATTATTTTGCAACAACCAATGGCTGTTGGTATTGGTAGATATTGATTTCCGTTTCTATGATTCATTACGTCCAGCAAGCCCGACCATAATAAATCAGCATTGTAAAAATCTTCATGTTCAGTGGCCAGGCCACAATTCTTAACTACTTTGAAAATACGTTCTAACTCATTGTTAGACAAGTATCCTCGCATGTTACTAATACAACTACTAAGCAAACAATCTAATATAACTGCTTCACCGTGTAGTAAATTAGGAACGTTTTTCATTTCAA